ACTTGCCCAGACCAGTTAATCAAACCAGAGGAGAAAAAATGATGCCTACTGTTGCTTACAAAACAAATAATCGCCTGACGGCAGACGAAATTGAAGTCAGAGTATGGGCATTCGTTATTGTGGTCTTGGTGACCATCCTGTTGGCTTCTATGGGTATGTTCTTGTATTCTGTCAGCTTCGTCCAACAGCCCATGAATGGGGCAATGGCAGCCATCGACCGCGTATATACCCAACAGATCAGCACTATCATGGTTTTTATCACTGGCGTGTTGGGTGGTGTAGCTGGCAGGTCAGGCGTTAAGGCTATTGCAAACGCAACCGCCAAGGCAGAGAACATTGACAGCGACAACGATGAGCCGCCAAAGCCATGAAGGATCTTCTTGGCGGTCTGCTGGTGCTGGTCCTTGTGTTTGGCGGTGGCTACTGCACCGGCAAGCACTATGAGCAAGAGGCCCAGCAGGCCGAGGTTGACAGGCTCAACGCCGAGGCCAGGGCCAAGGAAAAGGCTTTGGCTGACGCTGTAACAACAACTGCAAATGCACTGAGGGTATCGAATGAAAAAGCAAAGATGGCTACAAAACAGCGCGATGCTGCTATTGACAGTGGCGCTTACAAGTTGCGGGTTCCTGTCAAAACGTCCTGCGCCGTACCAGCCGCCACAGATCCCGCCACTGCCACAGGAAGTGGTGGAGGAGAAGCATCAGCCGAACTTAGTCCAGAAGTTGGAAAAGCTCTTTTCGCAATAGCCGAGGAAGGCGACCGCGCCATCACCAAGCTCAATGCTTGCATCGATTTGTACAACCAAGCGATTGAATCGCAGAAAGGCATCAAATGAATCTGACCGCTAACTTTTCATTGCACGAACTAACAAAGTCAGAGACAGCCTTGCGCATGGGTCTAGACAACACGCCAGATGACGAGGCGACAGAGAATCTACGCCTGCTGTGCGAGAAGGTATTGCAGCCTGTGCGTGACCATTACGGCAAGGGTGTGAAGGTGAATTCAGCTTATCGCAGCCCTGAATCCAATGCGGCGGTCGGCGGGTCCAAGACCAGCGACCACTGCAAGGGTATGGCGGCTGACATTGAGATACCTGGCGTTGCCAACGCCGATCTGGCTCAGTGGATCATGGATAACTTGGACTACACCCAGTTGATTCTGGAGTTCTACACGCCAGGCATTCCTGACAGCGGCTGGGTGCACGTCAGCTTTGACCCTAATAATCTTAAGATGCAAGAATTGACGGCCACCAAGGTTGCCGGTAAGACGCAATATTTGCCTGGTCTGGTCGCATAATTTAGATCATGGCAACCAATCTGACTCAGCAGCTCGACACACCAGCGCCACCCAATTTGGGGACGCCTGATGTGCTTTACAGCGAAAGCTATTTCAGACAGACCAATGGCGGCCTCAATGTCTACTTCAACAAGCTGCGCAACCTGTTTGGTGCGTTGCTTGGCCCAGCAGGCGGGAAGTGGATAAACAGCCCCTATGGCGCGTTCCAAGACTCTACAGACCAGACGGCGGCTAACACCACCACGGCCTATGCCGTCACGTTTAACACCACTGATTTCACAAATGGCGTCACCTTGTCGAATTCGTCAAGGCTTAATGTGGCGCAGGCTGGGATCTATAACCTGCAATTCAGCATCCAGTTCAAGAACACCACCAATGATGGCCAAGATGTTGATGTATGGTTTCGCAAGAACGGCACAAACATTGACAATTCAAACAGCAGATTTCATTTATCAACAAGAAAATCGGCAGGTGATCCATCTCATTTAATTGCGTCGCTTAACTTCTTTGTCAGTTTGGCGGCCAATGACTATGTAGAGATCATGTGGAGGCCAACAAATGTTGGTGTCAGTATTGAGCATTTTGCATCTAGTAGCTCACCCACTAGGCCAGCAATTCCATCAGTAATTGCCACTTTGAGCTTCGTGTCCAATTTGTCTACAGAAACAGCATAATTAAGCCATGGCACTCGTACCTCTCAAAATCCCACCAGGCATCTACCGAAACGGTACTGAGTACCAGTCTTCGGGCCGCTGGTATGACGCAAACCTGGTTCGCTGGTTTGAGAATACCCTGCGCCCGATTGGTGGCTGGCGCAAACGCTCCACCAGCCAAATGACTGGAAAATGCCGTGGACTGATCACTTGGCGGGACAACAGCGGGGATCGCTGGATCGCTGCCGGGACAGAGTCCAAGCTCTACGCCATGAACGAGGCGGGGACGCTGAAGGACATCACACCATCAGGATTGACTGTTGGCATTGCTGATGCCGCCACCAAGACTGGTTTTGGATATGGTCCTTATGGCTCATACGCTTATGGCGTTGCGCGTCCAGATAATGGTGCTGTGACACCAGCCACCACATGGTCCTTGGACACCTGGGGCGAGTACTTGGTGGCCTGCTCTGATGCCGATGGCAAGCTGTACGAGTGGCAGTTGGGATTCTCAACACCAACCCTGGCGGCTGCCATTACCAATGCACCAACAGGCTGCGCGGCTGTGATGTCCACTGCCGAGCGTTTCATCTTTGCTTTGGGCGCGTCCAGCAATCCTCGATTGGTGAAATGGTGCGATCAGGAAAACAACACTGTCTGGACGGCTGCCGCCACAAACCAGGCTGGTGACTTTGAATTGCAGACAGTTGGCGCGTTGAAGGCAGGCAAGAAGGTGCGCGGCATCAATTTGCTATTCACTGATGTGGATGTCCACACCGCCAGTTATGTTGGCCTGCCATATGTCTACGCCTTTGAGAAGGCTGGATCTGGCTGCGGACTGATTTCATCGCAGGCCGTGGCCGCGATTGACACTGCCGCCATGTGGATGAGCAAATCAGGCTTTTGGGTATTTGACGGATATGTCAAGCCTTTGCCCTGCGATGTGTCTGATTTCGTGTTCCAGGACATGAACTACAACCAGTCTTCCAAGGTTTATGCGGTCCACAACTCCAAGTATGGCGAGATCTGGTGGTTCTATCCATCCAGCTCAAGCAACGAAGTTGACTCCTATGTCACATATAACTACCGCGAAAATCACTGGAATATTGGCTCCATGGCTCGCACTGCTGGAACTGACCGAGGTGTCTATTTGAACCCGCTGATGGTGTCATCTGACGGCTACATCTATGAGCACGAAGTCGGCTTTGCGTATGACGGTGGGACTGTTTTCGCTGAGTCTGGACCGTTTGAGATTGGTACAGGTGACAACATCATGTCTGTGCGCCAGGTGATCCCTGATGAGCAGACGCTGGGCGAGGTGGCTGTAAGCTTTAAGACGCGCATGTATCCGACCGCCACCGAGACAACACATGGACCGTATTCGGCAAGAGAACCAACCGATGCGCGGTTTGCTGGCCGTCAGGTCAAGATGGTGGTGACAGGTGCGCTGCTTGATGATTGGCGCGTTGGCGTGATGCGGCTTGAGGCTGTGGCGGCTGGTAAGCGTTGATGGATGAGGATTTTGAGAGACTGCGCCATCATGTGGAGGCGGCCTTAGAATACTCTGGCGGTACACACAAAATTGAGGATATTGCTGAAGGATTGCGTGCAAACAGGTTCCAGTTTTGGCCTGGCGTGAATTCAGCAGTGGTGACAGAGATCATTGTCTACCCACAACTCAAGGACTTGCATTATTTCCTTGCTGGTGGCGACCTAGATGAACTCAAGATGATGCGACCTTTGATCGAGTCTTGGGGAAAGAGCATAGGTTGCACGCGAGTGTCTTTAGCGGGCCGTCCAGGCTGGCAAAAGACATTCTTAAAAGATGAAGGATATGAACCAAAGTGGTTCATCTTAAGCAAGGAACTTTGAGCATGGCATACGAAGAATTAGCAAGTCAATCATGGCGCAACCTGCCACCAGCGCAGTGGAATACTGGTTTGCTTGGACAAGGCCAACTTCCTGCGCCAACCAATTACTATCAGCAGATCATGCAACAGATGTCGGCACAGCCAGGCAATGTGACTGCTTTGCCTCAGAGTGCTGGTGGATATAAGCCAGGCATATTTGAAGCACGCACGCCAGAGATGTTGGCTGATGAATTGGCGAGATTGAATGCAAAGCCTGCGACTGGTAGCGGTGGCCGAAGTGCAGCAGAGCAACAGCGCATCAATGAATTCTTTGATGCCATGACACCAGCCGAATTGGCTGCTTTCCAAGCCAAAAACGCCAACTTCATCAACCAGATGCTGACACCATTGCCTTTGGCTTTGGCTGACTTGGCCGCCAAGAAGCTGGGATATAAAGGATTCTTGTCATACACATTGGGCGATGGTTTACTTGGTGGCGAAAAGACTGGCGTTGTCACTGTTGGCGAAGGCGAGGCTGTGACTAATGGTGATGGCATTACTGCACCAGGCTTGACGATCACGGCTGATAGTGGCCTGCTTGGCCTGCAAGGTGTTGGCACAACATCTGGCGCAGGGTTTGGCGCACCTGGTGCAACATCAGGCAATGCTGGCGCATTAGGCACTGGCCCAGCAGGCATGGCCGCTGGCACAACATCCACAGCCGCACCAGGTGCAACCGCTGCAAGTCTTGGACTTCATGGTGCTGGAGGAGGCGTAGGCGGTGGTGGCGGTGGATCATCTGGCGGTGTTGCCAGTGGCAGCGGTGGCGGTGCTGCCGCCATGGGTACTGGTGCTGGTGGCATGGCCGCTGGCTCTGGATCTTCTTCCAGCGGTGGAGGAGGTGGCGGTGGTGGTGGAGGCGGTGGTTGCTGCTTCATCATGCTTGAAGCTCGCTACGGTGACGGCACGATGGATGCCGTGGTGCGTAGATACCGCGATGAGAAGATGACTGACAAGAATCGCAGAGGCTACTACAAGCTGGCTGAGGTCTTTGTCCCATTGATGCGTGAGTCACGCATATTCAAATTCCTGGTGGCAAAGACATTTGCAGACCCATTGGTGTCCTACGGCAAGTACCACTATGGCGAGAACAAGCATGGCTGGTTATTCAAGCCAGTTGAGAAATTTTGGATGAAGGTGTTTAACACCTTGGGATCTGACACAAAATTCATTCGTGAAAATGGCGAAACGGTTTAAGGGGAAAAGACATGTCTAAAGGCGGTGGCGATTCAACAACGACAACCAGCATTGATCCACAGATCAAGGAAGAGTACTTCAAGAACTTGTCACAAGCACGCAGCGTTGCTGGTGCTTTGCCTGTTCAGCAGTTTGCTGGCTTCAATCCTCTGTATCAGCGTGGCGAAGAGGCTCTTGTAAACATTGGCTTGACACCTTTCAATCAGGCCAGTATTCAAGAGTTCATGAATCCTTATGAGCAGCAAGTCATCCAAGGCACATTGGGCGACATTGAACAACAACGCCAAATGGCTGCAATTCAAAATGCTCAATCTGCTACTGCTGCCAAAGCCTTTGGCGGTTCACGCTATGGTGTCCAGCAGTCACTGACTGACCAGGCTGCATTGGCGCAAGCCGCTAAGACATCAGCTCAGATGCGCCAGCAGGGTTATGGCACTGCGGCTCAGATGGCACAAGCTGCACGCCAAATGGGATTGTCTGGTGCTCAGACAGTGCTTGGTTTGGGTGGTGCTCGTCAACAGCTTGAGCAGGCTCAGTTGGATGCTGCTCGCAATTTGGACTTGCAGAAACTGCAAATTGCGCAAGGCGCGTTGGGATTGTCTCCTGCCAACTTAGGTGGCACATCAACAACGCCAATTTATAGAAACCCAGCCGCAAGTGCTTTGGGCGGTGCGGCTGCTGGTTATCAGATTGGCGGTCCAACTGGTGCGATTATTGGTGCTGGTCTTGGTCTTTTGGGGTAAATCATGGCAACAAATCCTTTCGATCTTGGCGGCTTATTGTTTGACGGTGGCGACAATGGCCTGAGTGAATATCTGAGTGACGCGCAACGCCAGGCGATTCAACGCCAGGCAATGCTTCAAGCTGCTGGCGCATTACTTCAAGCTGGTGGTCCTAGCACGCAACGCATCAGCCTGGGACAAGCCTTGGGCAGTGCGTTACAGGCTGGCTCAAAGGGCTATACAGATGCCCAGCAGAATGCTTTGACTCAGTTGATGACTAAGCAGAAGCTGGATGAGTACAAGATGGCGCAAGATCAGCGCCGCAGGCTTGAGCAGATCTTTGGTGCGCAAGCGCCTACGGCTGGTATGCCTATGACGTCAGAGCAAGCCTTGGCCGCGCCTGGCGGTCAGGTTGGTCCTACAGTGGAACGTGCCGCCATGGTTGGTCAGGTTCCAGAGGCTGCCGCAGTATCTCCTGAAGATATGCGCTATGACCAGTATATGAAGGCGGCTCAGTTATATGCCGCTTCAGATCCTGGCAAGGCCGAGGCGTATCAGAAGATGGCAATGTCCATCAAGCCACGCGAGGAAGTGACAGGCCAACCATTTGAAGTGACTGGCGCTGACGGCAAGCCTGTGATGGTTCAGCAGTTCAAAGGCGGCAAGATCAAGACGCTGGAAGGCTTTGGCCCCAAACGCGAAGTTGTATTGCAGAATGTTGATGGCCGAGTCATGGCAATTGACAAGAACGCATTGAAGGGTGGCGAAGTCTACGGCACAGGCATCACGCCAGCAGAGCAAAAGCGTTTGGAGATGGACGCTGCACGTCTTGGCATGGATGTCGAGCGCCTAAAGATGGAACGCCAACGCCTTGGCATGGAATCTCGCAGATTGAACATCTCTGAAGCCGAATTCAAGCGTGGTCAATACGAGCGCATGGAGAACGAAGATGGCGTCTTCTATGTGCCCAAGGTTCCAGGCTTGCCTGCAATCCCTGTGGCTGGCCCTGGCGGTGCGCCTCTCAAAGGCAAAGCGCCACCAAAGCCAACCGAGGGCGAGACAAACGCCGCAGGCTTTGCCAATCAGATGGAAAACTCAGAGGCCATCATCAAGGCATTGCCTGCTGGATCTCAGCCTGGCGTTGGTAGTGGAATTGCAGGATCTGTTCCTTTTATCGGTGATGTTACGAAGAGATTTGTGCAACCCGAAGTCACTCAACAATATGAACAAGCAGCGCAGGCTTGGATTCGTGCCAAGCTACGCAAAGAGTCTGGCGCTGCCATTGGCGTTGATGAGATGGCAAAGGAGTATCAGACATACTTCCCTCAGATCAATGACAGTGCAGCCGTCATTGCGCAAAAAGCAAAGGCACGTCAGATTGCCACTGATGCCATGAAAAAATCTGCTGGCAGGTCCTACACGCCAAGTGGCGGTCTGAATTGGAATCCTGCAACACAACAATGGGAATGAGGTTCTGAGATGCCACAAACAGTCAATGTAATTGGTTATGGCCCTGTCACATTCCCTGATGGGATGTCCAAGGAGGAGATGGCTGCGGCGTTAAGGAAGCTGCCGCCAATCCCTCAAGCCGCAATTGGAGCCGAGCCACAAGGCCCAAGCGTGACTGATCAGCTTGGCCGCCAAGTAGGTTTGTCAGTGCGTCCAATGGCCCAAGGAATCATGACTGGTGGCGGCATGCTGCCAATGGTTGTCGATCCTGCCGTCAATTTGTACAACCTGGCGACTGGCTCCAATTTGCCAACCATGTCCCAGGCTGTGCCTCGCACGCTGTCGGCCATGGGTTTGCCTGAAGCTGTCACGCCACAAGAGCGTGTCGTTCAGGAGATGACAACCGCAGGCTATGGCGTGGCTGGCGCGGCCAATCTTGCAAAGAATGTTCTGCCTGCGGCAACATCTCAAACCGCACAAGAATTCTTGAAGATGTTGGCGACCAACCCGCAAGCGCAAGCTGCGGCTGCCACGGCAGCGACTGCCGCTGGCGGCTCATTGCGTGAGGGTGGCGCAAGCCCAGGTGCGCAGTTGGGTGGATCTCTGATGGCCGGTATGGTTGCGCCTGGCGGTCCTAAGCTGCCAACAACGCAACGCGCACTGTCAGCACCAGCCGGTTTGGTGCAGCCATTTACACAAGCTGGCCGTGAGGTGATCGTTGGCAATGTGTTGCGCAAACTGTCATCCAATCCAGAATTGGCAACATCTCGCCTGTACCAGGCAGAGCCACTCGTTCCAGGCTTTCGCCCAACCACAGCGGCCACCGCCTACGATCCAGGCCTTGCATCAGCAGAGACTGCCATCAGGGCTTTGGATCAGTCTGGCGCGTTTGCTGGCCGTTTGTCTGCAAATCAACAGGCTTTGCTTGATGCATATCGCAGAATTTCAGGCAAGCCTGGCTCAATTCCTTATGCTGAAGCCAAGCGCACTGAAGTCACACGGCCAATGCGTGAAGAGGCCTTTGCTGGTGTGACTGTTGACCCTGTGACATTCCAGAGTGGTGTTAAGTTGGTGGTCAATGACACCATCAACAAGGTATTGAGCAGCCCTGTAGGCGTGCGCATGGATGTTGAAAACGCTATGAAGTGGGCAACAGATCGAGTCAACCGCGCTCGTACACCGATGGAGCTGTATGAGGTCCGTAAGGATTTGGCGGCTGCTGCGCAAGGTAAGTACAACCAGGACAACCCAAGTCTGCGTCTTGCCAAAGGTCAGTTGACTGATGTGATCAAGTCTGTTGATGATGTCATCGAGGCATCAGCACCAGGCTTTAGAGCCTACATGGATAAGTACTCAAAGATGTCAGGCCCAATTGATCAGATGAAGATGCTGCAAAGCATTGAGAGCAAGGTCACCACAGGCCAGCCAAACCTGATCACACAAGAGCCTGTATTGGCCGCTGGTGGCTTGCGCAGGCAGTTGGCAAACAAGGCAGAAGAACTTGACCTGAAGTTGTCTATTCCCGCCCAAACGCGACTGGATAACATCATCACTGAGATCAATCGCGGCATGGCGGCCACAGCTCCAGGCGTGAGAGCACCAGGCTCTGACACATTCAAGAACATGAGCATGGGCAATCTGATTGGCCGTGTGTTCTCTGAATCGCTGGCGACTAACACCACACTGCGCACCATGACACGGCCTTTGGACTTCTTGTACAAGTTGCCCGATGATCAGATTCAGCAGCTTTTGGTGGAGGCTATGCTTGACCCCAAGATGGCATCTATGATGATGAGCAAAGCCAACATGATGAAGGTTGAGCCACTGGCTAAATCATTGCGTCAGAAAGCTGAAAAACTTGGATTTGGAACTACCGTTGGCGCGACACAAGCTGCCGATGAGATCCCACCAGAATTGAGATTCCCTTTAGATTAAGGTAAGAACATGGCAACAATGTATCAAGACCCATTTGGCGCAGCAGATTACAGTGCTGAAGGCACTCGCGGCTTGTTGCAGTTTTTGCGTGAGGAATATCCAAAAGTCTATGGTGCTGGTGCTGGATTGTTGCAGTCTTCACCTTATGACACCGCTAATGAATACAGCGTATTTGATCCAAAGAGAAAAGAAGCACTTGATGCAGCTCAGTATGCTTTCCCAGTAGGTGTTGCGCTTGATGTCATTCCTGGCGTTAGAGCCTTAAAAGAGCCTGCAAAACAAACTGCAAATGTAGTTGGCAAAGGCGGTAAAGCTATTGCACGCCTGGCTGGTGAAGAGATCAATGCAGCCATGCTGGGTGAGCGTGGTGGTCTGCTTGGAGCTTTGACACCACAACCGATGAATATCATCGACCCAGGAAAGATCAAATCATTCCCAAAAAGAATGACCGCGACAAACAAAGCGATCAAAACTGGTGGTGATATTGCAAACGCAACTGCAAGAGATTACACAAAAATCCTTGAAGCTGGACAGGAGGCCGTCAGACGAGGTGAGGCTCCATCACTTCAAGAAGCAACAAAGCTGATTCCAAGCGAAGTACAGCAACGATATGAATTGGCAAATGCCGTGCTTGAACAGCCAATTGAGCAATGGAATCCACCAAGCTATGGTCTGCTTGATAGATCTGTGATGGGCCAATCAGGAAACATTGGTGGCATTCCTGGCGTTACTCAAGCAGACATCAATAGATATGTACCTGCCAGGGCTGATCTGTCGCACATAAATAGCCTGTCAAATCCAAAGAATTTGGACATCATCACAAGATCAGTTCAGCGAGGATTAGACGCGACAGGCGGTGGCTTTTACAAGTCATATCAGCCAATGCGTGCAGCTCTTGATGAAGCTAATTACGCGCCTGATGTGTTCAACAAAGGATTGGCCGCGACAAGTTTTGCGTCAGCACAAAACAGCGTTGCACTTGAGAATGCCATTGGTTCTTTGATCATGCGAATGGAGCAAGCAGGCATCCCAATCACAAAAGAGAATGTGCTTAAAGCGCACGATGAATTCAAGGCATTGACTGGTGGCGGTTTGTCCATGATGGAAGGACACTATGCTCCATTCGCAAAGTTCCTTGAGCAAGGATTCCCAAGCGGTGAAAAGAAGGCTCAAAAGATCTCTTCTTTCTACCAAAACAAAACAGGAAACTTTAGGCCTTATGTGTTTGACACACACGAAGCTGCCGGCACATCATATGCAACACCATATGGCCCATATTTTTGGGGTCAGGGTGGAGCCAAAGATACTGAATATGGTGCATTGGAGTCATTGCTACAAAGTAAAGTCGCAGCCCCATTGAATCTTGATCCAGCCATTGCGCAAGAAGGACGGTGGTTTGGTCTTGGCGAATTGACTGGACTTAAGACTGGCGGTGGCGACTGGCTTGACAACTATGAAAAGCAGGCTGCATGGTCTGCACAGCAATTGGGTAAAGAGTTGACCAGGAAAGAACAGCAGAAATATGTTGCAGATGTGTTTGCAGGAAAAGAACGCATGCTCCCATGGTGGTCAAAGGTCGAACCTATTCCTGATGTTCGGAAAAAGAAATAAAGAACTGCACCTCTTCTTCAGCGACATCGCTGGGGATCGGGTGCATTCCTTTTGGTGGTGAACCATATTTCGCCACCCATAATTTGACATACTCATCAGCCAGCAAGCTGTCCAGTTTGCTTGGTCCAATTTCAGTCATTGATTTCGCATTAAGAATCTTCATCATCTCTCCCCAAACAACGCAGCCACCAGCGGGTCGCGTTTAATCTTCCACTTCTTGGCCCTCTCCCGCGCCATCCTGAAGGCGTGGTCATCGAGGGACTCTTTGGCTCTCCACTTCTCAAGCCTCTCTTGGCTGGTCAATGGTCTTGGCTTGACGGCATCAGATCCAATGCCGTAGGCGTACACCGCCACCCATACAGTGCCAATCCTGCGCCACTCTGAGATGTACACCAGGCCCTGCTTGCGCAGCCTGGCGACAAGGATCTGAGCCGACCGCTGGGTGCAGTAAGTCATGGCCGCCAGCTCATGCGCTGTGAGCGCGTGGCGCGTCAGCAGATCAACGATGCGGGGCAGGCGTACAGACTTCATTTGGATTGACTGTGCTCGCGCCTGGCGTGCCTCTCGGCCTCTTCCTTGCGCTGGAAGTACTTGTCGCACTCAGTACACCGCCACCAGGTCTGTTCCACCACGGTGGTGCGTCTGTTGGTGTGGTCTCCCTTAGAGCGACCAAAGAGGGTGCGCACTGGCTCAATCACTTCTTACTCGCCCTGGCCAGCATGTACGCCAGGATCGGTTTCTTCTTTTCGATGCCCTGATTTTTCTGTTGCGTGGCGGCTGACTTCTTGCCAGCGATGTGTCTTTTGAGTGAGTCATCTTGGCTGAATATAGATGGCGTGCCATCGTTCCAATTGAATGCTGTCTTAACGGTCATATCCCCAATTCCTACAAAGTGCTTTTGTTTTTGCTTTCAGTTTCTTCTTGGTGCATATTTTTGCATGCTGCTTTTGCACCATCTGTTCGTGCCTGGTGAGTGGTGCTGGATCGGGTGGGAATAGTCCATCCCAGCCGATCACGCCAACCGCCAAGGCGATGAGCAGGCGGTCTGTCATGAGATCTTCTTGGCCGTTTTGCGTGGCACTGCCTTGTACTCAATGTATGGCTCTTTCTTTTCGATCTGCTCTCTGCGCTTTGTGCCATTTGCCTTGGACGCAAGGATCGCGTTGATCTTCTTGTCTGTGGCCCATATTGATGGACCTGATGTGTCAAAGGGTGACTTCATGAATTGAGTTCCTTGAGTTTGGCTTCAAGTGACCTAAAGACGGGCATCAAATGAGGTGCGACATTACTTTCATGCCACCGATGCTTCTTGGCTGTTTTCTTAATCTCCTCATCCGTCAGCCCTACCCATGTGCCGCCTTTGTGTTTATTCAACAAATGAATGTCTGCGGCTCTTATCCACAACTCACCCTCAAATTCTTTTGCTGGAATCATGCTTGTTTTCCTCTGACTCTGATGGCTTCAATCACATCAGTTTGAAACCAGTTGCTGAATGGTGTTTCTTTGATGATTTGAATGATGTCTTCTTGTTTTTTTTCGGCTACCAGTTTGGCAAAGTCTACAAGTGCCTCAGAGTAAATGCCATCAAGGTGTGGACGCATACCAATCAATCCACATTCTTGCGCCATCTCAATGATTTCATCTTGTGTCATGCCGCCACCCTCTGCTGCTCAATCAACTTGGCGAGCTGCTGGCGCAGCCACTTAGGACCGCCAATCTCTTTCCATTTGGCGTATTGGCTGGGCGTGAGCCTGATGCCAACATTCTTGCTGTTACCTGTCAGATCTGTCTTTTGCCGTGGCATCACTTAATCTCCCAGGAATCCATCAGGAAGGCAATGACGGCATAGATCACCACGACCATGATGGCGATGCCAAGGGCGCCAAGCAGCACGAAGTTCAAGACTGTTTCCATTGTTTAACCTCACTTGGTGGAGTCCAGCCGAAGCGCCGCCAGGTGGCTTGCACATCAGTGACTTTGTTGTATTTGGCGGGTGGATAGGAAGGGAGTGCGGCAACCCATAAATTCTCATTTTTAGCTGGCTGGTTTGAGTTGGTCTTATTCATCGCTGTGCCGCCATCAGTTCCATCTCAACCTCTTTGACGCGCTCTCTGAGGATCCTGACTTCATGCTCCAGCTCAGCGATCTTGCGATCCATGCGCTCGCGTGTCATGTTCTCGGCATGCACCCAGCCGATCAGCGTGCCCTCTGTCACGGCCTTGCGTGCCAGCGTCTTGAAGTCCTCGCGGGAGAGGAACCCGCCACCGATCTCCATGGGCGGGGTGAATTTGCCGACTGCGCGGTCAATTTCAGTTTGCATTTTTTCACTCATTTCAGTAACTCCTTGATGATCTCGATGATGAAAGGTGTGGCGAACAGTACGCCAACCAGGATGCCTTGGGCGAATTCTTTGATGGTCATTCCTCATTCTCCTCGTCACACAGCTCGCAGCCAGGGTGATCAGGGTCGCGGCAGTCAGGGTGGCTGGACAAGTGGGACTCATACCGCTTGCGGTAAAGGTCCTCGCAACGCATCTCTCTGGCTTCTTGCGGGTCAATGATGTACATGTTGCTCTCCTTTAGGCTGGGGCCGAAGCCCCTTGGGTTGATTAGGCGCGGATGGCAGCAAAACCGCCACGGTCAAAAAATACTTTGTAAGTAGCTTGATCAGCAGCTGCTTGAGCGCGAGCATATTTGGCGGCTTCAGAGTAAGAGACAAACCAACCGTTGATTGGAAAATTATCATCCTCATATTCATACTCTTCTGGATGAGGAACTGCTGGACCGCGATAAAAAGGATTGCGCGTCCAAGTGTCGTACTGGCTAAGAATCCAAGCAGATTCACGGTTATCAGCGCCAACAGCGAATGTGTATTCTTGAACTGCGTCTGACATAGTGGCTAAAGTCATTTTGTATCTCCTGAGAAGTTAAGTAATTGAGGACTTGATAATACCACTCTTGCACAACTCGTCAACAGATATTATTTAATTCCCCACAAATCTGTCGGGTATTCGCCAGTTACAATGCTGGGGCTGGTTTTCTCCACCAGCAGTTGCCTTTGGGGGCTGGCGTGAGTCAGTCCCCCTTTTTGTCTGTACACTTGACCATCTTCACAAAACATGGTTAACATTCTAAGCATGAAAGTCTCACAACAAGCAATCAATGACATCAAGTTCAAGGCCGAGTCGGCTGGGTACAAGATGTCTGATGTCTGCCGAGTCGCAGAGATCGACCAAGCGCAAGTCTCTCGCTGGCTCAACGGCATCACAGAGCCACTCTACGGCAGCGTCATCAAGCTGGACCAAGCCGCAGATGCACTCATCTCAGCGCGTCTGAAGGTCATCAACCAAGCCATGGAAGATGCCGTCAAA